TCAGTTGGTATATTATTTTGCTTAACCTGCACCGAAGGTGTCAGGTTGAAGCAGTTGTTATACGTCTTTCTCGTCCACCGTTATAATAGTGTCATTGTGGCAAGCACCATGACACAAAAGCATCACCTCTTTTATTGTCGCCTTTCTTGATTTACCGAGACCAGTCGAGTCCCAACAAAAGTGAATACACTTACCAGATGGCTTTAATATACGGGCAATTTCATCCTTACATTTTGCCCAATACTCTGCTCTTCCAGCAGTGCCACCATGTTTTGGGGTGTATCTTCGTAGGCATTGCTCTACAGAATAAGGTGGGTCAAACAAAACTCCATCCAACGAATTATCTGGAATGGACTTTAGAAAATCTAAAGCATCCATTTGATATGCGTTACCCCTTCCTTCAATATCGTTAGCTAATTCGGCTGGACTGTTTTCACCAGCGAATGGGTCAGCCCAATTTTTACCGACATTGTATTTAGTAAAAAGTTCTTTTACTGGCTTCATGGTGAATGTCCATATAGAGGGCATTACCCATGTTCTTGATATCTCCATCCATTTCTCCTTTTTGCACGAAGTCAGGAAACGATTTATTGTTTCCTGCGTAGTGTCCGTATAACATTTGCTTAACCTGCACCGTAGGTGTCAGGTTGAAGCAGTTGTTAGATGACCCAACAATTATTTTTTAACCAAAGAAACTGGAACTTCCAACACCCTTGGTTTCTTTCAATATGAAGTAGACTTCTATCCTGGTCAGCCCATTCTATTTCAAACAAGGTTATCCAGAACGCCCCCTCATCCCACAAGTTCAATTCAAACATATTCAGTCGCATACTGCCCCCTTAGTTGACTATCCGTGTAATAAGCAAAGCGGTTACACGGTTGGCAATCCATCTAATAATTGTTATACAAGACACTTAGTTCTCCATTGATTGTGAAGTTCGTCTATTTCACATTCAAGTCTGGAAATTAAAGGTCTATACTCATCACCTATTGTATCGCATTTTTTACAAAACACAGTTCGATAATCTCCCGAATTTGATTCTTCATGACTTATGCATTTTTCACAAAGGTCTTTCCCGCAGATTTCACAACTCGCTCTACTACAAGCCATGCCATGATTAATTTTAACTCCACAAACATCACAAAATTTTTGATATTCACTTTGTTCTTTTAAAATTTTAGTTTCTTTTATCATAAAAAATGTATAACCTCGTCAATCCAGCCGATCGCTTCGCTCCGGCTGATTTTTTCGTTATGGACAATACACACACCCATCTTTGGTTAAGTCACCCTTCACCACAATTCGCTTTCCGCACTTAGGGCAATTAACAGGCTCAAAATAGTTTTGTTTGGGTGCACTCGGCGGCGCATATTTCTTGCCGTTAGCTTCCCACGTTCTTATTACAGCTTTCCAGTCTTTTATCTTTTGGCCGCCTTTTAACTTCCAACCCCTTGCTTCTTGGTAATCAATAAAATATTGTGGTTTGATATTATTTTTTCTCTCTTGGCAATAAAGAGTGATTTCTTCTAAAGAAGGTTTTTTGAATTTTTTTACTATACTATTATTTAGTTTAGTATAGTTTAGTTTAGTTTGTGTATTATCGTCAGAAGTTATTATGTTTTGCTCGTAAGTTATACCATTTTGTTGGTAAGAAACTAAAATATCGTCTATTTTGATTATAGGATTTTTCCTATTTTTGTAGGCATGGGCGATACTGTCCAGAAAATCTTGTGAGGCAATAACCATGTTATTTTTCCATAATTCCTTGTGAATTTTTCCTGTTGTTGCCATCATATTAAGCATATCTAACCCAGATTCTTCGTCACAATGAGTTTTTGTAAAGAAAAAAAGCCTATCAGCTTCGTCTTTAATGCAAAAATGGTGGTCTGGTGTTGTGCACAGAAAACGCATTACGTTACAGAAAAATCCAGTTCCCTTACTTTGGTATTTACCCTCTAAAACAAACAACGTCTTTCCGTCTTTGACGTAAAAAGGGAAATAATCAACATCGTGTCGTTCTGGTCTAGCCATATATCAATCCTTTATCACCCCTTTATTGTATTAATAATTTTTTTTAATTCGTTATACATTTGACGAAGATAATCATCTCTTGTAATTCCACGATCAACAAACCACTGCTTGCTTTGGGTTTCTCTTTCATGTAGATATTCAAGCCAGTTATTTTTAGCAAGCCAAGCAACGATTTTTTGTTCGCCGGCTTTTGTGTGTAAGTATCTATGACACTTGGCGCAAGAAGGAAACCCGTTCTGCCAAGCGTGTCTAGTGAGTAAATTATTTCTTTTGATATAGTGATGAGTTTCTAGTGTGGTTTGTAGCCCAGACGTGCCGCACACAAAACATCTATTGCGGTGGATTATTCTACACGCCTTTCGCCACATGGATTGTAGGTTACTATCTGATAACCCTTTTTTCATTCTTTATTTGCTTTCCGACTATCACACCGCTTCGTGTTAAATTTCAAATCAGCGCATAGTTCGTGTTTATATACACAACTTCTTCGATAATGCAAGCATTGTTTTTGTTCTTCAATGTTTTCGGCGGTGCAGATACCGTTGACGTTCATGTTTTTCATAGGTTCACCAAAAATGAACAATGCGTCCCTGCGTGATTTTAAGGGGATTTTGCACGTGCTTGGAAACTCCTTGAGAATCCTCTGCCCCACCTATGTCATTTTTTGCCACCACAGCAAAGCAACTAGGCGATGTATTCCCTTGCAAAGTAGGGTTGCTGGTTAGGCATCTTTTACCTTCACGCATTGTTTGTCTTGTCTTATACACCACTAATTAGTAAAAGTCAAGAAAAAAGATTTGGGGTAAATAAAAAAGTTCTTGACAGGCGCATGCCGTTTATGTATAATGCTTCCAAAATAAGAGAGGTAATTATGAAAAGCATAAGCCGAGAAGATTATGGATATTATGAAGCACCGCCGGATTATGAAGAAATGGCTGAAGAACGTGAGCGCAGAGAAGCCCACGATGAGGACGAAGCAGACGAAAAAAGATTAAGGGAAGGAGAAAAATAAATGCACTTTCAGATAGACGAAAAAAGATTTATAGAAAAGACGGAAAGCCCAAAGGGTTTTGTTTCGCTTGTTGAGTGTTGGAAAGACAAAGACGGTAACTACAAACCTAATTGGGTAACAAAAAAGATTTACGGACAAGACAAGGTTGTTCCTGCTTCAATAGGATTGGGGAGCGACAAGGCCACGATTGCGGCATTTGGTAAGTGGTTAGCAAGTGACATGGAAACAGAAACACCCAAAGACGACATTCCTTTTTAGGAGGACATTATGAAATTTAAAATCTTTCAAGACCCAAATGGTATTTTTATGGCGTTTGACGATAACGGGAAATATATAGCGTCTGCGCTGAAAGAACAAGACATGCCTCAAGCTATTCGTGCTAGACTAAGAGGCAATCTTTTTATTTCCGAAATCGAAGTAGACGCAGAGGAGAAGAAAAATGGCTGAACAAAAAGAAGCAAATGCGATTGTTGAAATGACTGCCGAAAAGATTGCTACTGTAACCGGCTTTACACCGGCGGAAATTGCGATTGTTGACACAACTTTTTAGAGAGGTGATTTATGCTTGTAAGTTTTGATAAAACGGATAGGGTTAGTTTAAGTATCCATGATTTTTCTGAAAAGGAAATGAGATTATTGGAAGATAGATTTGATGTGTTAAGAAGTCCTGATAAAATGGATTGGTTAACAATCAAATTAATAAACCAAATAGAATTAACATTTTTTAGAAATATTATGGAGGCGGAAAATGGCTGAACAAAAAGAAGTAGTGATGAGAGAGTCAACGCCGCTAACCCTTTTGAATATTGCGATTGAAAAGGGTGCGGACATTGAGAAGCTAGAAAAATTAATGAACCTTCACTTAACGTGGGAAAAAGAACAGGCAAAAAAGGCATATTGGGAGGCCATGACCGCCTTTAAGGCAAACCCACCGGAAATTGATAAAGACAAGAAGGTAAGTTATAAAACAACGGCAGGGACGACAGCATATAACCATGCCTCACTTGGAAACGTAACTGAAAAAATTAACACGGAATTAAGCAAACATGGTCTCTCAGCAAGTTGGATTACTACACAAGAGGCGGATAAAGTATCTGTAACTTGCCGGATTGCTCATGTTAACGGACATTTTGAGGAAACAAGTTTAACCGCTTCGCCTGATAACTCAGGTGGTAAAAACAATATTCAGGCGTTGGGTTCAACAATAACATATCTTGAACGCTATACGATTCTTGCGCTTACAGGTCTTGCCACTTATGAGGATGACGATGGAAAGGGAAGCGAAGCCGTGTATATTGGCGATAAGCAGAAAAGCACAATCGTTGACATGATTAATGCGAAAGAAATTGACGAGGCCAAATTCCTTAAATACATGGTTGTTGAATCGGTGGACAAAATTTTGGCTGCTGATTACGAAAAAGCTATGGCGTCTTTACGAGCAGCAAAAGGGAGGATTAAATAATGACAGATAAAAAAATGATTGATACAGCTTTAGCAGAATACAAGATAACCGATGCAGCGATAGCCAAAATCAAGGCTGATTATATGTCTTTGGTTGTTAAAAATCCGCAAGATGTCGAGGGCTATGAGCAAGTACATCGGGCAAGAATGGACGTTAAAAACCGCCGTGTAGATATTGAAAAAACGCGGAAAAAACTAAAGCAAGATGCGCTTGATTACGGAAGGGCTGTTGATGCCGAAGCTAAAAGAATAACCGGGCTTCTTGAACCTGTCGAAAACTATTTGCAAGAGCAAGAAGATATTGTTGTAAAAGAAAAAGAGCGTATCAAAAAAGAAGAGGAAGAAAAAGAAAAACAAAGAATCCAGCAGCGAATAGACCGCTTGTTTGGAATGGGAATTACGTTTAACAGCGTTAATTATTTACTTCCATTTGCGCCCAGTTTCAGTGTTCCAAGTGCAATAATCAATGCTTGTTCCGATGAACAGTTTGAAGAAATTACTGGTAAGTTTCAGTCTTTAATAGATACAGAAAAGAAAAGACTTGCAGACGAAGAGGCAAAGAAGAAAGAAGAAGAAGAAAAACTAGCGGCGCAAAGAGCGGAACAGGAAAAAGAAGCGCAACGTCTTGCCATGTTAGCTGAAGCGCAACGGATAAAAGAGGAAAAGATTAAAGCTGAACAGGATGCAATTATTAAAGAAAAAGAGCGTATCCAACATGAAAAAGACATAGAGCTTGCTAAAAAAGAAGCGGCTGAAAGGGCATTGAAAGAAGCGGCAGAAAAAGCAAAAATAGATGCCGCTAGAATAATCGAAGAAAAAGCTAGACAAGAAGAGGAGAATAAACGACAAGAAGCCTTAAAGCCGGATAAGGAAAAAGCAAGCCTATACTTTAAGTCAATCATAAAACACATGCAAGAAAAATGTCCGTCCACAAAAGACAAGGCAATTAATAAAATTATTGCCGAGCTAGAGGCTGTAATTGAAAGAACGGTTGATGAGTCATTGGCTAGATTGGAGGAAATCTAATGCCCATCATTATTGATGAGTTTGAGCAATACTCGCCTGAATGGTATGCTGCCTGTGCTGGTAATGTTGGCGCAAGCAGTATTGACAAAATCATAACCACCACCGGCGCAAGGTCAAAACAGCGTGAGGATTTTCTTTTGCAACTTGCCGGTGAAAAGATAACCGGAAAGCAAGAGGAAACATTCCAGAGCTTAGCAATGCAGAAAGGAAAAGAGCGAGAGGCTGGGGCAAGGGCTTTATTTGAAATGCTTTATAACATAGAAGTCAAGCAATGTGCCCTTGTCTATAAAGATGAGTGGAAATTATGTCATTGCTCACCGGATGGATTAATCGGCGAGAAAAAGGGTATTGAAATAAAAAACCCCACGATGAAAACTCATATTAAGTATCTTTTACAAAACACGCTTCCAACGGAATATCTTTTGCAAACACAGATGAGCCTTTATGTAACGGAGCGAGAATCATGGTATTTTATGTCAGCCTTTGAAGGATTACCACCGTTGATAATTGAAGTTCAGCGTAACGAAAAGCTGATTGAAATAATTGGCAAAGAAATTAATGAATTCAACCAAGAGCTATTATTGCTTGTTGAAAAAATTAAGGCAAGGCAATGAAAAGCATTAAAGTAACGTCTATAAGAGAAGGTCAGCCCATATTCGATAAACCGCTTCAGGATTTGTTAAAGGAGTGCGTTGTTGGTGGGGCGTTACAAGTTTTATCGCCTAAAGAGTTTATTACCCATCAGCAGATAAAATGGTGGAAGGGCGTTTTGCTTCCGGCTCTCTCAAAGAACACAGGCGACTCGATAGAGTGTTGGGAAACAAGATTAAAGCTATCAGTTATGCCGGACGAATTTAAACCAGAAACAGTTTTGGTCGGAAACACAGAATATACCAGAATACCGTCTATAACAAAACTCGGTATAAAAAAAATGAACGAATTAATTGAGGGAAGCGTAGAAAAATGTTGGGATTGGGGTTTGTCTTGGGTTACGCTTCCCGATAGCGAATTAAGGAGTTGATATGACATTAGCACAGCCAAAAAGAAAAATACCGATAGCAATACCTGTTAAGAAACTGAAGAAGAAAAGGGATTACAGGATACTTTTTTGGGTTAGTTTGCTTATAAATGTGGCGTTAGCGGCACTGCTTTTGTGTAAGGCATAACGCCGGAACTAACAATTAATATACGTAGTTGGTAATTTACGGGTTTTTCTGCACGAAAGGGAATTTCTGCAAAGGGGCGACTATGGACTTTGAAAAAGACACTATGGA